CCTCCAGAACCACCTGCTCCACCTGCTCCAGTGTAGGGCGAACCGCCACCGCCTCCTGCCCTGACAACAGAAGCACCAGTTATTGTAGAGGCAACTCCAGCACCGCCAGCACCACCTGCTCCTTGTGATCCGTTAACGCCGACTGCGGAAGCTCCGCCTCCACCGCCACCGCCAGATTGATTTCCACCGCCAGGAAAAGGCTGACCATCGTGTCCTGTTCCACCAGCATAACCTTGATTTGCTGTTCCAGATCCTGGTGCGCGAATACCATACGAACCGCCGCCACCTGAACCACCAGTAGCACCAGCAGATGCATACGAAGCACCACCGCCGCCACCTGTGGCTGTTGAACTAAAAGCTACTGAGTTAGAACCATTAGCACCAGTTTCTCCAGTGGCAGTGCCTCCTGCAGCACCTGCTCCAATAGTTACAGTGTAATCTTGAACTGTCGCCGTTATCCCTGTTAAACTTGAGCCACCGCCACCTGAAGCCTCTGAGTTCCATGACGCTAAATATCCACCAGCACCACCGCCACCACCGTAGACATAGCCACCACCTGCGCCGCCTCCAGCGATAACAACGTAGTCAACAGCAGTCTCACCAACTACAACGGCGAACGTTCCTGATGATGTAAACGAGTGATAAATATCCAAGCCAGCACCAGCGATAGTGTTACCACCTGTAGCGTAAAAGTCTGCTGCACCGCCTCCTGCTGTACCTCCTGCACTACCAAAACCTATATACTGACCATAGAGATTACATAAATGACTAGGTATACGTGTAGGTGGGAATATATCTTGTTTACTCATTAACTGTCATTTGCCTTATCAGTTGTAAATAATATGCGTACACCTACTAATCGTGCATCTCCAGACATATCATCATTAGAGTCACTTACATCTCTAAATACTTGACAGAACAACAAATCATCTGCTGCACCGCCACAAGCTATGTCTCCGCTTTCAGGACTTATAAGTAACTCTGTAGCACTTCCTTGTGAAGAGTCATCTACTACTACTGCACTACCGTAAGCTACGTTTATATCTTCGTTATCGTTTAGTGCTTTTACTTGTAAAGCCCAAGACACTCCAGTAGTTGCTGCAATACCTACCCAATACGCTTTAAAGGTAATATTACCACCATCCCACTGTTTTGGCATACATATGCTGAACTGTGCGTGTTCATCACTGTCTTTGTCAAAGTCTAAAACTCGTAAATCAGGACCACTGTTACCACCAGAGTCTACTGTTGCAATAGCTGCACATCCATTTGTGTCAGCAGGTGTCATAGCAGTAGAAGGAATCCAGATTGATTCTTTGCCTATTGTTTTTACAGAGTTACCTTTTGATGTTACATCTCCTACAAAGGCTAGTGTTGAACTAGCTGCTGTTGAATTAGGCGTTGCTGTAAGTAACGTTACGTGTGTACCAGCAGATGCAATGTCGTTGCCTAGTGTTAATACACCACCGTTTGCAACGTTTAGTTTCCATTCATCACCTGCATCTGCTCCTGCATCAGCTTGTAATATAACTGAGAGTGCAGCATCATTTACAGCAGATGAAATAACAAGAGAATCAGTAGTCGTTTCATCGTAACCTATTTTGATGTCTTGGTTACTACCTAGCTGAATGTATTTATCGTCTGCAACATATACATCGCCCCACTCTAAGGCTGCTGTTCCAATATCTGCACCACCTGACGCATCTGGCAGAAGTGATGTTGTAGCTGTTACTTCAGCACCAGAAAAGTTACCAGTTGTAGATAAGTTCTCGTTACCAAAAGATATTGCTCCACTTGAATCTGTTATAGAACCATTAGCAAGTGTCAAGTTACCTATTGTTGAGGAGTCTGCTGCTGTTAATGCACCAACATGAAGAGGAAAGTAATCAGTTATGGTTACGTTACCTGCTGTTTCTCCGTCTTCTGTTGCAGCCTTGATTGTAGCAAACTCATCTGCTGACTCGTCCCAAATAAAGGCTACGTTCTGTGTGTTTGTTGAGCTACCATCACCTCTTGTTACTACGAAGCCAGCATCTAGTGTAGAACCAGTGTATGCTTGATTAAGCTTAATAAGAGCGTCACCTACAGTTAGATTAGTAACATTCTGTGTAACACTATCTCCATTTACGGTCATGTCGCCAGTGACTGTAAGGTTGTCAGCTATTGTTACTTCTGATGTTGAGTGACCAATCGTAACTGCAATACCTGAAGACTCTGTTGCTATCTTTAATGCACCTGTAGCATTAGTTACATAGCTGTTTGTGCCATCGTGATAGAGTTGCATATCACTACCAGCACCAAACTTAAACTTATCACTATCAGGAACAATAAGATCACCACTAGCATCTACTGTTACAGCTTTAGATGCTTCGGATGTTCCAAGAGTTGTTATATCTAAGTAGCCTACCTCTGTAGATGTTACTGAGCTTACTGATACATCTCCACTGCCATCTGATACTAAGGCTCTTGAAGCTGTAAGATCAGCCATCTTACTGAAGGCTATTGCAGCACCTGATGCTACACTTGCATTTACTACAGCATTAGCTGCTAACTCATCTGCACCTACTGCATCATCAGCTAACATGGCGTTCTCTACTGCACCGCTAGCAATAGTAATAGCACCTCCTGAAGACATAGTAACGTCACCTGATACAGCTACTGGATTAAAGTTCGTACCGTCAGCTACTAGTATGTGACCGCTGGTGTTTGTACCCATTGTCAGGTCATCGCCTGATATTGTTAAATCACCTGCTATAGTTACACCACCTGCGAATGCTGCTGTAGAACTAGCTACAGTTGCATGAGGTGTTAGAGTTAGATGTGTTACGTGTGTACCTGCAGAGTTTTTATCGTTACCTAGTGTCAGTACACCGCCATCTGCTATATTTAACTTCCACTCATCTCCAGCATCATCACCTTCATCAGCACACAACGTTATAGCTAGACCTGCACCTTCTGCAGCTTTAATACGTAAAGAGTCTGTAGTGGCTTCGTCATAACCTATCAGTATGTTGGAGTCTGATCCAAAGATAATGTTTTCGTTGTCAATGACCATTATGTCATCGTTGAACTTAAAGTAGTCTTCGTCTTCCATCCACAACAATACACCATCGTTTGTTTCACCATCAAAAGTTACAGTGATGTCTGTACCTGCTGTTGCTGCACCAATAGTGATAGAATTACTACCTGTCAGTTTGGATAGTGCGCCACCGTTACCTGCCGTACCATCGTGAGTGTGACCACTCGTTCCAAAAGCAGTTACTAAGGCATCAAATTCATCGTTTGAATCTGCAGCACTAATAGTGTCGCCTGTGGTATAAGTACTTTGTCTTGAAGAATAACCTGTCATTACATTCTAGCTCCTGGAGTAAACTCTAACTCAAATCCTTTTAATGTGATTGGTGGATTAGCAGATGAATCCTCTACTCTTATCACAACCGTAAAACCACTTCCTTCTACACTTTGTCGTACAATAGGAATACCTCTTGCACCGTATACTGATGTACCGTATGTACCTGCTCCATATACTGCTGCAGAACTTTGAGTTGTTAAGCTATAAGCTGCAGGTTGTGGAACACTGCTATCTTCAAAGTCATACTTCACAAACAGTGAAGCATCTACAGATCCTTCTGTGTCAAAGTTGAGGTTAATACGTTGCATACTTTTTCGTATACCTGCATCACCCATTGTAAGATCTGGTGAACGGTATATCGCGTCAATATTAGTACCTGAGAATGTATTTCCTGAATCTTGTTGATATACGTATCCATCATATCCTCCGTGTACAATTGTTTCTGTTGTCCCTATAAAATCTGAATCACAGCAAGCAGGTTTAATGCCTTTTATGTCAGAGTATTCCCACCCAATCTGTCCTTGAGGGTTTGATTTAATAACACCAATTATGCCTTTTGCACTTGGCTCTGTTCCACCTGTTGCTGGAAAGAATAACCTGTACTGGCTTTTGCTTCTTATAATAGTAGAAGATATATTATCAAATCCAATAGCATTTATACGTTCCTGTATTTGCTTTGATACTGTTCCTAATTCAACGTCACCAATTCTTGCTGTACCAGCGATTGTTCTAAGTCCATCTGGTGCAAGAAAGATAACGTCACCGCCAATCTCTTGTACGCTGTTGCCATCGCTACAACCAACGTTACGAGATATAGGTACTACAGCAAAGTCTGAATTTGAGCTTCCCGACATCTTGTAGATACGATCTTTACCAAATATGATAAGATCATCACGGAAAGACTTGAGTGCAACTACCTCTGTATCTACTTTTACGTTGCCTGATCCTGATCCTGTGTAATCTGTATCACTAAAAGGAACAGTATATTGCACTTGTTGTTTAGCTGCAGATGCTCCTGCATAGAATAGATGATTCTTAAAAGCTGCTACAGAGGTTGCATTTGCTGGTGCGCCAGAAGCATTTAACAGTGTACCTGTGCTAGAACCTGTCCACTTTACTGGTATATTAGCACCATCTACCAACACTATTGTATCAGTACCTGCAAAGTTATACTTTTCAAAGCGTGGTCTAACTGGAGTAGTTGCTTGCGTGTAAACAGCAGACCAGCTACTTCCTGTGCTGTGTTTTACAGCAGTGCCAGCTACCGCTAATACACCGCTTGCAAATACTGAAACACCTGTTACTTTTGCAGAACTGTTAACTTGTGTGCTTGAGTACTTTGTTGTTCCGTCAAGTCGCCTGTAACCACCTTTAACAGAAGGCTCAAAGTTCTGTAGGATAGTAGAAGCTCCCACAGGCATAGTGTAAACATCTCTATCAAGAACTAGACCACCTGATGTTGTAACAACGTATGGTGAGATATATTCTGGTTCTGTTACTTGAGGCATTCTTAGTCCTTATTATACTTTGCTACTCTGCCACCATTCGCATATTGTTTTACGTAACCACCGCTTTTCTTTTTGTCTAGTACGTCCCAATTAATAGTTACGTTGCCATCTACTTCTGTTTTTGGTAAAACCAGTTTACCTTTTTTGTTTTCAACGTAAGGCAGCCTTGGAGTTTTTCTTTTAGGTTTTCGTGAAGGTTTTGCTCCTTTTAATTTTTTTGAAGTTTTAGCTTCAGACTTTCCAGATACAAACTCTTTAATCTTATCTTTGTTTTTTCCTATAAGGTATCCTGCTACTGCTCCTGTTGCTCCTACCCCTATTGCTATATTTTTAGTTACCTTTTTTACACCTTTTTGAGCCATAGATGTTGGTGTTACTTTAGTTCCACCTAAAAGG